CGACGTCACAACGTTGGACACGTCGGGAGCGGGCAAAGAGTACATGCCGACCGGCTATTCCGAAGGCGGCTCGGTTTCTGGCGAGCTGTTCTATGACCCGGCACTTGCAGGGCATCAGGCAATCACGGACCTGATCACCACGCCGTCCGAACTGAACTGGAAAATCATCTTTGCGGACACGGGCACAACCGAAATGGCATTTACCGGTGCTGGCGTTGGCTTTGATATTTCAGTGCAGCAGAACGACGGCCTACGAGCATCGTTCAGCATCAAGAATGACCAGATCCCAACGTTCCCCACATGATTGATTGAGGCATGAAAGCGAGACTTGTTCGGCCAATGGAAGCGGCACCGAGCCACCCGCTTTACAAGCCAGGCCAAAAAACATGGCTCCCGGTCGGGACAATTATTGAGCACCCGCACGCATATATGCTGGTGCGTCAAGGCTGTGCCCGATCGGCCGATGACGAGTGCAAGCAAGCGGCACGAATGACCGAAGGCCAGTGGCAAGCGGCGTTCGATGTTTATGAGAAAGTGCGGCGAGGTATTGCACCGGAAGACTACGAGGCTTTTGACCGTGGCGAAATCGATTATGACGATGCGCCATTACTGCCAGTCGATGAAGGGGTGACCGATGGGACTGCTGACTAAAGACCAATTGACAACAAAGCGGCCGGTAAGGATCGAGCGGGTGGACGTGCCGGAACTCGGCGAGGACGCACACGTTTTCGTAAAGGGCATGACCACCAGCGAGCGGGCACGGTTCGAGCGTCAGTTTGTGACGTCATCTGGCCAGCCGAACGAGCGCAACTCCATTCAATATCGAGAGCGTTTGCTTGTGGCCTGCGTGTGCGACGCTGACGGCAATGCGATTCTCGACCTGGGAGATGTGACCGCACTTGCCGAGCAGTCTGCAGACATTGTGGACCGCATCGCAACTGCGTGTCAGGACGTTGTGGGAATTAAGAAACGCGACGCCGAGAAGATGGCGGGAAACTCAGACACGACCACACCAGACGACTAGCAATCAGGCTGGCGCTGCTCTGTGGTCGAACAGACGTTGACGACTTTATTGACGAAATCGAGCCGGACCAATTCGATGAGCTGGCAGCATTTGACCGCATATCGCCGATAGGAACCGATCGCATCGTGTGGACGCTGGCCCGTGGTTTTGCGGCATTGTTCAACGCACAGGTGAAGACCGACACTCCGATTGAACCTTGGCAGTTTGTGCCGGGCGAAACAGAACCGCCGGCGATTGTGAATTCCAAGGCACTCGACCAGACAGTGGAGATGATAACACGTGGCAGTAATCGGCGATCTGGTGGTCAACCTGACGGCGAATTCGTCTAGTTTTCGTCGCCACATGAATGAGGCGAAGACGGTCACTTCGCAGCTGGGCACCACGGCGATGAAGACAGGCCAGCAGACAGCCGCGGGGATTGGCCAGGCTGAAGTCAGCGTCATGAAGCTGGGCGCTCAGTTCATGGCGGCACATGCAGCATTAAACCTGGTGCGTCAGGGCTGGTCGAGATTGCTTGGACTGCTGCAATCGTCGGTTGAGGCGTCCGCAACGGTTGAACAATTGCAGATGTCATTTGAGGTGCTGATCGGTTCTGCGTCGGGTGCGGCCAACATGATGGAACGTCTACGCGACTTTGCGGCCAAGACACCATTTCAGATTGAGGGCATTGCACAGGCAACAAAGCTTTTACTGAACGCCGGGGTAGCAACCGGAGATATCACTGAGCGACTTGAGGTGCTGGGAAACCTGGCGTCATCTGCCGGAATTCCCCTCGAACAAGTGGCCCGCGTGTTCGGCCAAATCAGAGCGGCTGGAAAGCTCATGGGCAACGACTTCCGGCAACTCAACGATGCCGGCATTCCGATGATGGAGGGGTTGAGGATTGCGACAGGCAAGACCAACGAAGAAATCATCAAGATGCGGGAAGCTGGCGAGCTGACGTTCCCTGTCGTGCTGAAAGCGTTCGAGGCGCTGGGCGGTGAAGGGGGGCGACTCGGCGAGATGATGGAACGCCAGAGCCAGACGCTCGGCGGTCTGTGGACAACATGGAAAGACGCAGTGTTCGCACTGTCAAAAGAGTTCGGTGATTTCATCGTGCAGAACTTCAACCTTAAAGATGGGTTGAAGGGCATGATTGATGTCGTGCAAAACCGAGTTGTCCCGCAGATGAAGGAGATGTTTGAGCTGGTCGGTCCGATGGCTGGGCACCTCGCGTCGATGGCGATGGAAGCGGCGAAAGCTGGCGGGCAGCTCATGCTGGCTTTTGGTGATGCGCTGATTGCAGGACTCAAGGCAGCAAGACCGTTGATCGAGTTCATTACCGATGCGATGGAACATCTGGCAAAGAGTGCCGAGTTATTGACCGATGCACTGGCAGACATGGTCAACAAAGCCCGCGAGCTGATGGGCAAGGGGGCTGCGGCAGCACCGGCCGGCAATATCGTGCCCGACGGGCTGGTAAACAATCTGCTCGGAATCAGCGGTTTCGATGTCGGCACGGTCACGCCGGGTCCAGTCGATCCAGGGCCGGGCTTCATGGATGCTGGCGGGCTCGGAATTCAGCCGGGCGTCAACGGTGGCGCTGTTATTCCCGGTGAGGTGCCGGGCGTAATGATCGAAGCGATCCCGAAAGCGATTCAAGACGGATTCGTGAACGCTGGCGAGTTGATTCCAGAGGCCGTGCGGGATTCTGCCGTTCAGTTCGCTGGAGCTGCTGAGCGAGGATCGCAGGAAGCCTACCAAATCATCGCTCGCAACGTGTTCGGCGGCAAAAGCAACGTACCGCAAGACCAACTGAACGAAGCCAAGAAAACCAATCAGCTACTCGCCGAACAGATCCAGCTTGAGAAGCAGAAGAAATTCGGTGGTAAGGGCATGGTTGTCTCGGAGTTTAAATAATGGCGGTTCAATGGGTTCGCGAGGTCTGGGACGCTGGGACGGTCGCGGCGGTGGCGGCGACTTCGACGGCAACATTGAGCACACGCGCGTCTGGAAAGCCAAAACCGATAGCAAATGGGACGATCAGACGACCGTGCTGACGGCCGCCTCGCTTCCGTTTCTTGGTCAAGCACACCCGAACGACCTCTCCAGCTATTGCAACTCACTGACGGCAACCAACGTCGGCGAGACTCCGTTTCTGTGGATCGTTACTGCGACTTACTCCAACGAACGCGAGGGCTCCGCATCACCGCTCGATGATCCGGTTGAATACGAATGGTCGACCGAACAATACCAGGAAGTCGCAGACAAAGACTCCAGCGGTCAGGGCATCGTCAACAGTGCCGGCGATCCGTTTGACCCGCCGATCATGCGTGACGTCTCGCGTCTGGCAGTCACGATCACCAGTAATCAGGCATTTGTTCCGTTGTGGGTGATCACCTATCAAGACGCGGTCAATTCGTCCACGTGCGGAATTGATGGGCTGACGATCAGCGCAGGACAGGCGAAGTGCCAGTCGATCAGCATCAGCAGCCAGCGTGAACGAAACGGAATCCCTTACCGCATCGTCAGGCTGACGGTTCACATCAATAAGGACGGGTGGAAGCGCAGCCAGCTTGACGCAGGTTTTCGAGAGCGGGACGACGACAACAAGCTAAAGTTGATCACGTCCGAGTCAGACGGCGGGCAACCGCCGGGACCGGTGCTGCTCGACGGCAACGGTGCGGCGATTCTTGACCCGTCGCCGGGGGACGCGGTGTTTCTGGAATTTGACCTCTACACGGAACTCGATTTTGGGGCATTGCCCGGAATCATCTCATAGGAGCTGCCGACATGGCTGATGAGTTTACCTGCACGTTCAATATCCGGTTGCAAAACGGCGTTTACAAAGACAGCTACAATCCAGGCCAGGTCCAGATTGATCAAGCGGCTATCGGCAAGTCCGACCAGATTTTGAGCATCGGCACCAGCGAAGAAGATGTCACGCTCGGCGATATCTCGACTGAGGGCGTGTGCATTCTCCAGAACATGGACACGACCAACTACGTATCGTGGGGCAAAAAGGACGGAAGCGGCAACATGCAGGCCATCGGTCGACTGAAGGCCGCTCCGAGTGCAACCGAACCAAGCTTTCCGGCCATCTTCACGTTCGAGCCGGGCGCAACGCTGCGAATGCAGGCCAACACAGCGGCTTGCAATGTCCGCGTGATCGTGTTCGAGGCGTGACATGAATGAAGGTTATACGCTCGGGCCGAAGGCGCTGGAGCAAATCCGGCGCGTGGTCTGGTCTGAAGCAACCAAGGTCGTTCGCAACGCCGCTCCGATCCGCGGGCGATGGCAGCGTGGCGGAGGCTGCAGTTCGCAAAACTGCAAGCTGCAGATTCACGTTTTCGGCGGGCCTACCGGCGGCACGTTCGATTTCGACCTGACGGTGAACGGCGTTGAAGAAACGCTGACGCTCAATTACGACGACACCGCTGCCGAGGTGAAAACCGAACTCGAAACGCACAGCGAGATTGCCGTGGATGACGTGACGGTAACCGATGGGCCGCTGCCATCGGCGACCATTGAAATCGAGTTTGTCGAAAACCTGAAGAATACCGATATCGGCGTGCCGACAACCGACTGGTCGAGCCTCACCGGTGGGTCAGGAGTGGCCGTGCTGTTCTCCAAGACTCAGCTAGGTTATCCGAAGTCATGAGCGATTGCCCGTGCTGCTCGGAACCGTGGGTGCTCGGC